TCACATTTGACGCAGTTGGACCGGATTTAAGCACAAGTACATTTGATGTACTGTCGCCACCGAATCTATCTGCGTGAACAACGAGGTTTGAACTTGAAAAAACCATTTCAGTTGTGAGATTTGTTGTTGCGGTGTTACCCAAAATTCTGAGAGTGTTTAGGGCTGTTGTATTAGCAAATATTTTGGCGCCCACGGAAAGTGTATCCGTAGGTGATAGGTTTGAAATACCCGATGGAGCCGTACCCGTAGTGCGTAACGCATTCATTTGGACATTTCCACTTATCGTCACAGGTGTCGCAGAAGTCTCATCCAATGTGAGCAGATTACCAGCTCTCAAACCAGTTGATCCAAGTATGAGACCCTTGACGTACACATTACCATCTGCGTAGACAACATTTGAGTTTGTGTCGTCAATAAAGACATTTGAACCTACACAGAGGTCGTGTGTTGGATATGTGTTCGCGGCACCTATATTGTTTGATGTGTAAATGTCACCATATACATGAACATTAATTGACTTTGTATTGTCTACATTAATTGTGTCCGCATTTAACCCACCGTAAGCGTCCGTTTGAAAAAAGGCCATCTCTCTACCCCTATTACCCGCGACAAAACCAAGAGCTACATTTGAGTATCCCGTGCCAGGTGTCATAACAAATGCCGTTTCTCGTGACAGCACATCATTTCCAAAAGCCGAATGAATGACAACATTCGCAACACGCAAATCCTGTGTAGCTATATATGTCGCGGTTTCTGTGACAGTAATATTACCAGTCACAGCGATATTACCCACAAGGTTCAAGTAACCTTCTTGATACACATTACCCTTTAACATCATGATATTGGAACCCTGGTCAAAAATACCAACATTACTTCCAACGCTCAAGTTTGAAGTTTTGATACCACCCACAACAGTGACGACATTTGAATTTGTCTCCTTAATTGAAAGATTTGCCCCAGATGTTATAAGTCTATCGGACACGATCACATTTGTAGCAACCAAGTTACCGCTCACTGTCATCAAATCACGACCTGTTAAATCAATATCAACTTTTCTCGTTGCGCCACTATTTACCTGAAACGCCTTTGTTGGGTTCGTTGTACCGATGGCAAATTGATTTTCAACGAATAAACGCTCAGCTTTACCACGACCTTTCACGTCAAGCACAATTGTGTCAGTTTCATCCACAAAAAACTTGTTACCCACGGAAAGAGATTTTGATGGTGTTGTATTTGATATACCGAGGCGACCTTTCACACCGGTTTCGGGATCTGTAACAAGTAGGAGTTCATTTGCCTCTACTTCTCTTGTCAAAATACTCTTGACACCCGTAAGAGTTTCTTGTTCAACGGGTTCTGCCTCCAGACTTGCAACATAAATCTGTTCGAATCTTGCGGTGCGACCCATTTATACTTTAGTTCCCGAATAAAATTCCAGCCAAACCATCCTTGATCCTGAGGACATTATAGTTTACTGCGTACACATAAATATCTTTTTGATCCCCCCTAAAGCTACCCTTTTCAGCTCCACGAATTATGAGTTTAGCATTATCGAGTCTGCTGAAATTACATGTCCCAGATGGATTGTATTCTGAAACATTCAAACCAAAATGATACGCAAAATATCGGGTATACATTAGATCTTCTGTGTCAACTCTGAAGTCAGTTTTACCATATTTTGACTTGTAATAATTTTGAACCGTGTGAAAGTATGTTGGGCTCATATTTTCAAGAAGTGGTGTACCATTTATGTGAATATCCGCATTCTTAAATGTAAAACGATCATTTGTTGGATCAATATTTGTCGCCGAATACCCAAAAAATATAGACTTCACGGGGTGATTAAAGGAACTCAAATCCAAATCATTGTATCCACCAGTTTGAATGGAGTTATCGACTACATTAGAAAGTGGAAAATCCAAACGCTGTGTTTGAGTAATTATAAAGTCCATCTGTCTTTTTACGAGAGACTCTCTCTCCTCTTTGTCGAGATATACATAGTTTCCATATACATTGATTCTCTTTTGAGAATTATTATAACCAACCAGACTTGCTTGATCAAAATTAACCCTCACTTCAACTTGATGATGAGCTAAAGATATGAGGGGTAAAAATGCCCCGTGATCACAAAAGAAAAAGTGAAGTGGTTGGAAGTTTCTGTTGGAAGTACTCGTTTTATTTGTAAGTTCCTCTTGTTTTACCCATGTTTCTGAAAGATAGTTTGGCCAAATGTCCGCATAATAGTCATAATGCTGAGAATCAATTTTCTGACCACCCACATAAAGATCAATTGTTGAATTATACAAAAGATTTGATGAAACATTGGAGTTCTTATCAAGACCCTCAAACCAGAGACAATTTATAAGATCACCATAAACGGGAACTGTAAAAACAGGGTCGTTGTCTGTGATGGTCTTAATAAGCTTGGGAGCCTGTGAAAAATTTGTGTGTCTCGTAAATTTCATACGAAAGAACGAATGACCTTCTTCACTATTAAGATAAATGTCTTGCGCGCCTTTTGAGACAAGTTGTATCAATGCACCAGACATTTATTTATTAGTCAGATTATAAAAACAGACACTTTCCCTGAGGGAACTCATTCTTCTTTTCTTCTTCGGCAACCTTCCCATGGATCTTAAACCCACCTTGACGGTACACCTTGAGACGCTTATAGTACATAGCTGTAAATATGGACCATGGATCATGGATGTCGTAGATATGTGGATTGTTCTTTTTACCTTTAGTCTCTCGCATAATACGACCTATACTTTGTGTAATATCGGATTTGGGGGACGCTAAAATCACCGTATCTAGGGTTGGGATATCTAGACCTTCGTGGGCTTGTGAGAAGGTGGCAAAGATGATCTTCTTTTGTGATGAAGCCTGAAGGTCGGCCTCTTTCATACCACCCATGTAGAGTCCTGAGTTTTTGGGGAAACATTGGTGGAGCATCTCACAATGCCACCGACGATCACTGAGAACGAGGAGTTGCCTCGTGCCCTCTGAAGCTTTCTTCACGAGTTGAACGAGCATTTGATTCCGCTTCCTGTCTTCAACAACTTCTGTGACCATATTGGGCATTGATAGTTTACCGTTTCTCGTACATGGTGGAGGATTTCTGTAGTTGAATGATTCATAAGTTACCGGAAATACTTCCACCTGTTCCTGATTCTTTCGCTCCACCGCAAAGAATGTGGGTCCCATAAACCAATGAAGAACCTTCGTGAGACCATCTTTTCGTTCGGGTGTCGCCGAAAGACCAAAAATGTGCTTGGGACACATCTTGAAGAGGGACTGACTGAAGACCTTGGCACAAATGTGATGGGCTTCATCCACGATGAGTGTACCAATGGAGTCAAAATCACTGAAGGAATACTCCTTGAGGGACAGGGATTGAAGCATGGCTATGACAAAATCACAATCGGTCTCCTTCTTATTCTGTTGAACAATGCCTATTGTGGCACCTGGACAGAACTGTTGAATGCGTTCTCGCCATTGATCTGCGAGAAACTGTTTGTGAACTACAATCATTGTGCGGTAGCCCAACTTACACGCTATTGCCAGGGATACGGTGGTCTTGCCATACCCGCATGGGAGCGAGAGAACACCATGGCCCGCACTAATAGCTGCAGCAAGAGCCTCGTTCTGGTGGGTTGCGTCTCGTAACTGACCGACGAACTTGGCGCTGGATTTCGCCGGCTCGGGGCGACGATCCTCCTTGGGCTTTCCCACCTTACCAACTCCGTAGAATCTTGGAACGCACACTCCATTCTTAGCTGTTCTAAAAACCTTGAAAGGTGGGGGAGGAAATCCATAGTCGCTGTTGACCTGTGGTCTTACTGTCAGTTCCTTTTTAATTTCCTGAATTGGTCCCTCAGTGACGAGGTATCCCGTGCGTGTTAGCATTTGATATATGTAGAGTTTAACTTTTAATAGACACAAGCTTCCAAGCATATCCACTATAGTTGGCAACATTCCAAACACCCGCAAAATCCGTTTCTACTTCAACTTCACACCCCTTTGTAAGAGATTGGACGGGATGTCCTCGGACTTCACACATCACTCTCCTATAACGGAACGGAACCTTAACTGTGAGAATAAGACCATCAAGTGGATCATCTACATGGGAATTTTGAATAAGCCCGGACTTATTCAACTGCATTCTTCTCATTATATTGGCACAATTTTCAGGAATGACCAAACGAATATACTTTTTGTCGTTATGGTCATACATGGGTGTATGTACTTTGGCTTGAAACCTCATAGATTTCTATTACGATAAATTAGAATTAAAACTATAAGCACCAA